GCAGGTCGGCCTGCAACTTCTTGTCTTTCATGTACATCTCGGTAAGCCCATCAACAAGAGCCATGCCTTGCTTCGTGAACTCCCTCACTCAAACACCACCAACTCAACGTAGCGGGGCAAGGTTCGGTCAATTTCAGCCTGATACAGTTGCACCTTGCTTGCAAGGTCAATGTTCTGCGTACCTTCAGGAATCAGCACGCTGCGGTCGTCAGCCATCAGCAACTCGATGGCGACCATCTTCGTGCAAATGTCCTCAATGGCCTTCTCGATGTACCGCTCGCCATAGATGTAGGCGACCTTAATTGCGTTCCATTCAAAAAACGGGTAGGAGTTGTTGAAGTAAATGATGCCCTGCTCCGGGTCAAGCCACCAATCGCGCAGACGGCCCACGTCACCGCTGCTGCTTCCACCTTGCAGGTCCACTTGGAAGGTCTTCTGCGAGATGGTACCCGTCACGGCGGTATGGTCACCGGCCACGTCAGCGCAGCCCGTGAACGTGGTTGCTGTCTTGCCCGTGTAGCGGAAAACGATGGCTCCGTTGATGGCGACACCGGCATTCACGAATCCTTCAGTCGAGTCCACCGTGATAGTCCCCGACACGGCAGAATCCACCGTAGCCGTGTGTTCTGCCACCTGCTCAATCACAATGTCATCCGTGGTGGACACGATGCTGCACGTTTCACCGCTCTTGACGGGGCGCATGCTTGTGATTTTGACGACTCCCGTACCAAGGTCAGCGTTCGCGCTCGCAAGGAACTCGTTGTGTACCGCGACGTTGGAGGTGGAGCCTTCAAGCGTGAACGCAGGGCTGAACGTCACCGCTGCCTTGTTCACCCGGTCTTCTTTGTTGATGAGGTCAGCAAGGTTTTGAGCCGCCGTGGTTGCGTCAAAGTCTCCACGCCAATCAGTACTGCCGCTACCAACAGAAAGAACACCAACACTACCGTTACCACTACTAACGTACAGACTCTCTCCACCCAAGCCCGAAACATCTGCCAATTTGATGCGGGCTTCGGCTGCTCCGATTTCACGGTAATCGTCTCCTTGCCACAACTCAATCCGCAACACTTGTTGTACGTTGCGGAACATGAGCGGGGCAGTACCTACGTAATCGGTGTAGTAGCGGCGACGGTAGGGCTTGTACGTGTCGAAATTAATGTACTCCGCCGTGACGAGGTAGGGTCGCCAAGCGTTGTGCGTGATGTTGTCAATCCGGTCTTGCATGCGCTGAATCACATGCTCAACCTTGGCCTTCGTCACACCACGGGTCTTACCGTTGGTGAACGAGGCTTGGTTCTGAATGTAGCCGTCGTCAGCCACTTGGTAGTCAGCAGCCGTCAACGGAGAGGTCGTGAAGGTGATTTTGACGTGCCCCTTCCCTGCTGAGTCCCCTGCGGTACTTGCAGCGATGGATTGAATCTCCAAGTCTTCGTGACCAAACGGGTCTGCATCGCTATACACCCGAACAAGGTCACCGACCTCAAAGCCGTGGCTGCGGAACTCGTTGCCCGTGATGTACACGGCATCTGCGTCCGCATCAGCACTCATCAGCACCGCGTCTGCGGGTCCAATGTCGAGCAGGTCAGCGACCTTCTGTGCGGTGGTGTACACGATTGCCGACGGGTCCAAGGGCCGGGTTTCCGGCTCACCGGGACTGAAGACGACGGGCATTCAATCACTCACCTCAGTATTTCATCAGGCTCCAAGCGTCACCAAACGCCGCACGGTGAGCGCGGAACTGTCGAGAAGCCTTGCCAAACATGTCTTCGCTACCACCCTCACCGGGGTCGCGCAACTGAGGGGCGGCAGACTGAGGCATCGAAAGGCCGCTTGCAGCCAAGAGTTGTCGCAGTTGGTCTGCGCTGAGCGTGGAAAGCATCTCCTTCACCGGGTCAGCAGCGGGAGCCTCAGGAGCAGCCTCAGGAGCAGCCTCAGGAGCAGCCTCAGGAGCAGCGCGAGCCGATGCCGACATGTCAGGTGCAGGCATTGACGTATTCAACTTGCCTTCTTCGTCAAACAACCCCTGCGCTTCTTCAGGCATGGGGAAGCCAAACGACTCAGCGTTCTTGGCCTGCGCACGGTCCTGCATGGCCTGCAACTTCTGCGACTGACCTGCCTTACCCGCAAGGGTTTGCACCTGCTTCGTACCGGTGCGCATGAGGTTAGCACGCTCAGCATCTCGCTGCTGACGCGGGGTCATGAATCCTGCATGTTCTTCACCGGGAGCGGGGATTTGAGAGAAAATGTCCTCAAGGGACATACCCTGCATTGCTGCTTGCATTTCAGGGTTGATTGCCATAGGCTCGCCTTGAAACTCAAGGTCGTGCATCTCAGGGTTGGCGAGCATCTGCATCATGATGAGGTCACGAAGACGCTCAGCGGTAGGACCGTACTTCGGGTCGGCTTGGTTCGTCCAACCCATCTCACGCAACTGAGGGTAAGCAAGTTTGTTGGCAACACGGGAAAGGGGGTGTGGCCCCATACCGGCGTGGCGTCCACTCGGAATGTTGTAGTACACTTTCTGACGCTGAGGCGTCATTTCACTTGCTTTGACAAGTACATACGTCATTTTATTCACAACCTGTTCTTTTCGTCTCGGTGTCCGAGGTTGTACTCCATGGGACGCTCACACGCACCACAGGTTGCCCGCCACAGGAAGTGGAGGAACCCGCAATGCACGCACCGCGTACCTGAACCGATGTTCAGCACATCACCGATATTTGCATTCCGGTTGCGCTGAGCCGCCGTAACGCCCGCGAGAGGCCGGTCGGTGTTGGTGACGACCGCGTTCTCAAGGTCGTACTTGACGCCCTGCTTGCCTGCGCGAACGAGGTCTTCAAGTTCGATTGAACGTGCATCAAACCCCATCGTCCCTCACCTCAAGTGTGGGAGACGACGATATAGATGTTCCCAAGCACGGTGATTGGTTCTGCGCTGAGCAGTTCATTCGTAGCAATCGCTGCGGTCACGGCAGCAGCAATGGCACTATTCAGCGTCGAAAGGTCGCTGAAGTCCTTAGGGGAATAAGGACCAATCACTACGGCTCCGTCCGCCAAGAGGAATCACCTCAAGCGCGGCGACCGATGGCGAAGAACGTCCCTGCAACGGTTGAACCTGCCGTAGCGGGGCCGGGGCCACCGCCGTCAGCGTCAAGTTCCTTCTGAGCAGGGTACACCGTAATGGTGGTTCCGCTCACCGTAGCCACGTCGAGAAGGTTCAGGGTACCGGTACCCGTACCATCATCTTGCGTGAAGCCCTGCTCCACCACAGACTCGGGGCTAATTGAGAACGTGTCAATGCTGCTGAAAAACGCGCTCAGGTCAATGCTCGTATCACCGGCTTCATACGAACCGGTCACAACGAAGCGGTCGCCAAAAACGGTCGGTCGGGGGTCAATAGTTACTGCCATGTTTCATCACTCCTGTGTTTCTTCGGTTGGTGCCGTCGGATTTAGGTGTTCCTCAACCAAGGCAAGTCCTGCCGCCTTGGTCACGTAGCCGGAATACTCCACGCCCTGTTCGTCAAGCCAAGCGAGAATGTCCTTGCGGGTCCATCCGGCGTCAGGTAGGCCATCGCCTCCTTCATCCACCGTGATGCCTGCGTCACCCTCGATGACAAACTGACCCTCAGGGAGTCGAGTACGCCACGTGTCGAGCCACTCCTGACTGACCTCAATGGGCTGACGCCGCCTGAAAACGCTCGGGCCATCAGGCCTTCGCCGCTCAAACGAACGACCCACGTAGGTCACGACGGGCACTCAACCACCTCAGTTGAGCAAGAGGACAGTAATGGTCCCCGTTCCCGCACCTTCAGCATGAGCCTCGATTGCACCAAGCGAGCCACCGGTCTTGGCCGGAGGCGCAGCGTCGTCGCCCGTGTTGGTAAAGGCGATGGAGAGGGTCTTGTCAGCCACCTCAAACGAACTACCAACAACGCCGAGAATCTTGGAACACCCGGCAGTAAAGACGAACACTTCCGCGTCCGTCGTCGCCAAGGTGAACTGAATGGTCACCAATCGAAGGCTACCAACCGCACTACCGTCCGCGTTGCTCGCGGTAAAGGTGGCGAGGCCACCACCGGGGTAGGAACCGCCGGAGTTGCCGTCAAGCCAACCCGTCTCTTCAACAGGCGTACCCGTACGCATGTCGAGGTCAACGAGAATCTCAACGGACGAGAACTCACCGGTTTCGTACGAGATGGTCAAGCCCTTTTCACTTTCAGTTGTCTTTGCCATTTCAAATCACTCCTTGTTTTCAGTTTGTCTCCAAAGGACCTCACTTCAGGTCACGGATGGAAGCGTGACCACCGAAGAAAGTGGTCCACAACTCACCCATGGTGCGGTACATGCCTTCCTGACCGAGCCTGTTGATGGCGAAGGGGTCGCCCGTCTCGATGCCGGACTCAAAGTACTGAGTCGGGATGGCGGTGGAGAAGTACAGGTAGTCCGTGTCGAGGAAGTACATGCGGGACAGGGTGTCCTTCGCAACGTCCTTGGAGGGGATGATGGGAATACCGTTGTAGGTCGCCACGATGAAACCGGCTTCGATACCGGGCACACCCTTCACACCGTTGTAGGTGGGGGTGACACGCTTTTCCTCAAGGAACCGCTGCTGCGACTGCAAGAGTTGCTGCAAGCGCATGAGGGTGTCGTAGCCCGTCAGGATGACCTTGGGGTTGCCACCGCGCTCCCACGTCAGGCGGAAGATTTCATCGAGGTGGTCGAGGGACAGAACACGGTCGGTCGCGGTCGCGGACGCGGAGTCCTCAGCGAAGGACCACGAGTTCGCGCTGCGGTCAATCGAGTACATGTCTTCGTCACCCGCGTCGTAGTGGGTAGCCGCAACCATCGAGTTGTTGCCGACGGTCACACGGTCGAGCGACTCAAAGTCGTTCCCGGCAACGGTCGTCACGTCCTCGGTGAGCATCTTGTTGATGTGTTCTGCGTGGTGCTTACCCATCTCTTCCTTCAGCACGGCTCGGATGTCACCGAGGCCGTCGTCCTTGTCAGCAAGGAACATCGCCGTCTCCGACATGTCGAAGGTGTGCGCGATGGTCTTGGGCTTCGCAGCGATGTGTTGGAAGGTCGGCTTGGTGGTGTCGGGGAGGGTCGAGTTCTCCGCGAGGCCACCTCCGACGGCGAAGGAGGGACGCTCCGTGATGACGCGCCACCCGCTGCGCTCCCAAGGTCGCTTGGGGAGGATGGAGAAGGCGTTGAACTCTTGGTTGAGTTGGCTCCACACCTTGCGGCCATAGATGGCCTGATAGATACCCGCCGTGGTGGAGAGCATTGGTGCGTCAGCCTTCAAGAGTTCGCTGCCGGAGTAGGAGTACCCCATGGCGTTACCCGCGCCATAGAAGTACCGCTCCATGTCGGTAATTGTCCTAATGTAGTCTCGTGCCATTTCATTCACTCCTTTTGTTTGATTTCCTCACTCACCCCGGACCGCTCGGCCCGCGAGGGTGTGAACTTCGTCCCACGACATGTTCGCAAGGTCGCCCGTGGTGGGGACCTCAACGCTCGTGGAGGACTTTGCAATGGTGGTGCCAACCGCAACGCTGCCGGTGGACAGGTTGTCGAGTCGCTCGCTCAGGGACTCAATGGACTTGAGGACCTCAGCAAGCGGAGCGCGAGCATCAAATTGGTTGCGCTCGGCTTCAGCCTTGGCGACCTGCATCTCCTGAGAGAAGCGGGAAGAGAACTGCTGCTCAAGGTTGCCACGGAAGGCCTGCTCAAGCGCAGCGGCCTTGTACACTTCGTACGCAGCCTCAATGTCAGCGTCGGAGGCGTCGGTGACGTAGGACTTGCCGAGTTGGACAGGTCCGAGGGCACCGGAGGGTTCTCGACCGCCGCCGGAGGTGAGGGCGGAGATGGCACCCGTGGAGGGGCTACCCTTTTCCTGACCGCGACCGCGAACCTGACCGGCGAAGTACTCGGCACCGTCCACGGAGTCGGGGTTGTCGAAACCGCCCATCTGAGCCTTCGACATTTGGTCGAAGTGCAGTCGGGCCGCGTGGGTGTCAACACCCGCGCTCTTCAGCGTGTCTTCCATCCACGAGAGGTATTCAGCGGTGATAACGTCGCTATATTCTCCCTTTTCCATATCTTCAGGCATGTCTTCGTCCTCCTTCTTGTCTTTTTGGGACTCTTTTTCTTCGGAGTCCGAGGACTCCTTCTTTTCTTCCTTCATGCTCTCACGGAGAGCAGGAGGAAGTTCGCCCTTTTCCATCGCATCGAGGCGGGCTTCAAGTCGGCTCATAATATCGGTCAAATCGTTGTCTGCACTCATAGTGGTGTCCTCCTTCAAGATGCTGAACTGCGCTTCAGGGTTAATCCCCTTCTCGCAAATCGTAATCTCGTGGAGTTCCATTTTGGAGATTTCCTGATAATCTCCGTGGATTGAGTCAGACTTGCGAACGCGCTTGAACGCCTGACCCCCAATGGAGAAGCCGCGCAGGTTGCCCTTGCGGATTTCCGCAGCAACCTCACGGGCCTTCTCAATGTCGTTGCGGAGTTGCACAACGACGAACATGCCGGTGTCGTCACACTCGGACTTCCACATGCGACCGTTGGAGTCCACGTAGGAGTCAATGACTTCACCGACTTGAATGTTGGAGTGAGCGAGTTGCACGTTGCGGTACTTGTCGCTCTTCATGAAGCCGTCAAAGGCATCCTTGAGGGCACTCCGCGTAATGAGGTCGCCCTGCTTGTCCACCAACTCGACGGACGCATATCCGGCAACCACAAGGTCGGACCCGCCCTTCAAGAGCGAGAGTCCGACTTCAGGTCGCTGAATCGTAAGCATTGCCTCCCCATCCTACGTTATGGTACATAAAGCCCTACTATGCGGGTGACACCTTCGCTTGGTCGTTTTCGTAGTCCAAAACGACAGACTGCTCGCCATCCACAGGAATAACGACGTGTTCTGTGCGCTTCTTGTCCACGGCCCGCCGACCGACCCCCTTCGGGTCGTAATCAGGGAGGTTTTCCTCGTCCGTGACCTTGGTTGGTCCGTGTGGAGACTCAATAGGTGTAGCGAGGTCAATACCCAATCCCTTCGGTCCTGTCCACGTCATGCGCTCCTTTGCCAATACATCGAGGGTGCGAGAAATCAGGTCCAATGCCTTCTTTGTACGAGGCTTGAGCAGCCGCTCTTCGTCGTCCTCTTCCAACAGGCCCGCTGATTCTTCTTCCTGTTGTTCAAGATTGGGAACCTTCCCCTCCATCTTGACCAAGACGTTCTCCATCATCAGCGGCACAAACGGTGACCAATAGGGAGCAAGGGACTCAGCAAGTTGCACAGGGTAATCGCTCTTGTACAGGTCACCAAGGGTGGACTTGGGTGAGTGAACGTACCATGCATCGTTGAACTTCTCAACCTTGTAGGTCACATCATCCATGTCGTTGAACGAGAGGGTGATGCCTGTATCGGTCTGCTCAATCTCAAAGGGCACGTAGGTGGGAGCAAACGATTTGGTGAGCAAGTCAAGGGATTCTGCACTCGCGGCACCTTCACCCTCACCGTCACCCTCAATCTGTCGCACGTGAATGTCGTACACGTTGCGCCCACCACGCACCTTCTTGGTCACACCTGAGATGGAGACACGAACAATGTCACCAACTTTGAACGCCTTCTGTTGGTTGCGAGCCGTACCTACGTCCATGTAGTCGCTGCCCTTGTACTCCACCGCACGGTTCCCAAGCACCGACCCATCAAGGATTGGACCTGCACCAAGTTGGTAGGTGTAGGGGCCGGTACCCCTGCGGTCAAGGATGATGAAGTTGTAGTCGCGGCTTGGACGCAGCAGTACCCACTTCGGATGACGGCGTTCGCCACGCATGTAGGTGGACTTGCTATCACGCAGCAAAATGTTCTCATGCTCACCTTGCAGTCCCTTGACCGCTTCCTCAAGACCTTCCTCGTCGGTCATCTTGGTATCGTGTGGACCGGGAATGATGACACATTCGCGGCTATCGAATTGGCTGCGCAACACCTTCAGTCGCTCATGCATCTGCATGTCGGACACGTTGTTGTTGTCGTAGTTCACAATGTCAACGATGTTGAGTTCTTCGTCACCCAAGATACCATCGAGGGTGTAGTTGCGGTCGTTCAACTGTTCCAAGGCCTCACGGAACTTCTTCTTCACGCTGACCTTGCGGTTGTTTTCATCAAGCACCGTAATCTCGTCACCGTTCTTGACGATGATGACACGCTTTCCATCGTACCACTTGGACACGGCCCAAGAATTGCTGAAGCCGCGAAGGTGTTGCAGGTCAGTCAGGTCAAAGATGCGGTGCATGGGCCGGATGGGTGCGACCCATTCGGATTCATCTTCCTTGGTGAAGAACGTGTCCGGGTTCATCAAACGGTTGATGAGGTCGGTTGTTTCCGATGCAGCAATCGTTGATGGATTGACGTTGGTTGGCTCCATGTTCTGTTCCAACCGAGTCTGAGGGGATGATAGGTCCGTAGGCGGGGTAGCGTTGTCCCACACTTGCTTGAAGTAGTCCTTACCAAACACCTTCTCAATTTCAGGTTGAGGAACCTGCAAGAACATGCTCGGTCCCACGTTTTCACCGTACACGACCCGACCATCATCGGTGAACTCAAAGCCACCGGTCGGCATGTGACTGTCTCCACGGAAGTGAACCGCATTGCCTGTGTTGTACTGTGCATACAGGGTGTTGTGGTTGGGATTGACCGCACCAAGCGGCATACCGCCGTAGTAGCCACGGTTGAAGCGGGCTTCTGTGACTTCCTGCTCAGGTGCAACACCACCGCTCATTGGGTCATAGGAAACGATGGCGTCTGCGTAATTGCGCGTGGTTGCATTGGTCCAACCGAAGGTCTTCTTGTTCTGACCTTTCGCACCGTGAATGTCCCCATGATGCAACTTCAGTCCTTGCTGCCTGAGTGAAGCATCAAACATTTGGGGGTTCATCATCTGTGCAAGTGTTCTCGGTGCCGTGTGAATGTCGTGACCACGCCACTCACCCAACTTACCTTGGTACTTACCTTGTTGCAGATTCTTGACACCCTCAGAATACCCATGGGTGTGAACCGCATGTCGAGTTTCGTCTTGTCCCTCCAAGTCAGCGATGTTCTGCTCAAGGAAACCTTCCTCCGGTTCATGCAGGTGTGATACGTCATGGGAACGGTTCCCAACCGTCATTTCACCGATAGCACCACTTGTCAGCAGATTACCTATCGTGCTGAGTTGCCGAGGCTGACCACTTTCTCGCACTTCATCAATGATAGAACGTGCATGCTCTTTTGCAGCAGGTGTGTTTTCGATGCCAAGTGCATCCAACACTTCTTCGGGTGACTCCGCCCCATAGAGGGTGTAGCCGTTTTCGCCCATGTGTTGAGCGATGTTGGCGTACATCGAGTTGTCTTGTGCTTGACGCACCTGTGGCTCTTCTTCACGAATGCCGTACCCAAGGCCCGTAACACCGTGAACTTCGTGAGGCACACTCATGATGAAACGCTCAGCGTCATGGAACAGACGCAGCGTGTTGGCGAGTGCCTTGTCAGGATTAGCAGGGTCAAAGGCAGATGGGTCTTCTTTCTCCCAAATCTCCTTGAGACGACCGGCAACCTCAGACACCGCTGAACGAGAAGCGTTCATCAAGTCCTCATGCTCTTCCTGTTCCTTCTTCCACCAACCTGTCTTCTTCGTGGTACCAAGTGCTTTCGACTGTGCGTCAATCTGCAACTGAACAAGTTGCTGCTTCGCACTCTCATACTGCTGACGCAGCAGGTCAACGTCGTCTTCTTCGGTTGGCTCAATTAGCCGGTTCTGCAAGTACTCGACTTCATCCTGCAAACGCTGCTCTTCTTGAAGAGCAGGCATTGCACCGCCCATACCGAGCATGTGTTCAACACCACGAACAGGTGAATCTTTGACCGCACCCTTCTGCGAAGACAGGCTTTGGCGAGCAACTTCGGACCAAGCAGGGATAACCGCCTTGGCATCTTCAACCAACTTGTTGATTTGCTCGGAAGAGAAACCGCCGCCACGTGCTTCGTTGTAGTAGTTCTCAAGTTCCTTGTAATCACCCTCAGACAAATAGTTCCACACTTCACGTGGTTTGTCCGTGTTGAGCATTCGGGCTACCATGGAAACGGTCTGCACCGCTTCAGCATCCGACGGGAACTCAATGATACGCTGCTTGAGACGTTGAAGGGTTGGCGACTTGATGCCACCCCATCCCATGATGCTCTCAAAGTCTTCAGGGGATTCACCTGCCGTGAACGGTGCCCCATTTACCAAGTCACGATGGCTAAGTACACTCTTGGTTGAAGGTTGGTTCGGATGGAAAATGTGCCCAAGACCGAATGCTTGTCGGTGCGCATCCTTCGCCATTGTGAACTCACCGGGAGTAGCACCGTACATTGATTCAGGGTGAAGGCGAAGGAATTGGTTGTGACTCAACCGAGAATCCATCGTCTTCAGACCTGCGGGCAAAACCGATGAAATGTCGGCACCACGTTCATTGAAGTCACGAAGGGTAAGTTCGTACAACGGTGAGAAAGAGTGTTTAAAATCGGTGTGATTGTTCTTGAACGTCGAGCCTTCTCGTCCACCCAACACACGGGTGACGTTGGTAGGTGAGAGGACGTTTTGCATTAACAACGCAGGGGTATGGCGGACAAAGCGACCGGTCACCTTCCCTTCTTCACCCATCACCTCGTACTCACCACGGGCCTGTGTTACTTCAGGAAGGAAGTGATTGATGAGGCGATGGTTTGCCATGTTTGGCATGTTCTGCTGAGATTGACTTTCACCCATCAGCATGAATGAATTGCCTTGTTCGTCAGCGTGCGGTGAATGCACCACGTCGAGGTAGGTAGGTAGGGACATACCCTGCCCACCAACAATGTCAAAGGGATGGGACCAAAAGCGACCCGGACCGTAGGAATAACCACTTGGATGAAACTTCCAATAGGAGGGTATGTTCTTGTCAAACGGTGAGGGACCAAATGAGTTCTTGAGGAAACCAAGATGATTACGAATGGACTTTGCTTGCTGCTCAAGCCCCTTGTGCTTACCTGCTTCCTTTTCCATGGCCTCCAACGTATCACGGTTGATGAACGGTTCATCCACGTTTTGAGAACCGTAAATGGGATGGTTAGGCATCACCTGCTTTGTGTTTGGGTCGTAGCCTGACAAAAACCACAGGTCGTCCATGGTCATGCGTACTTTCTCAGGTTCGCGCTTCTTGCCCTTGAAGTGCCCCCATGAACCTTCGACCACATCGTTCCAATCCATTTTGCCGTTGAGCAGATGTTGATTCTTCCCAATTTCAAACCGAGGTAGGTTTTCCAAAACCTCAATCGTTTCATCGTCTTCAGGGTCAATACCATGAATGTCGTGAATCTTGTCACGAATTGCACCGAAGAGGGTGTCCCCACCCAAGTCTGTTAGGCGAGAGTAGTGGCTGAGTTTGCCCAAAGCAGACTGAAGGAAACGACCTTCTTCACCTTGAGCGTAGTCGGTTTCGTTGTTTTCAAGGCGCATGGCAGCGTTGCGACCAAAGTGCTTGGGCTTGCGGGTCGCCCAATCCATTTCAGGAGTCATGCGGTACAACATGTTGTGAATGAATCGAGCCGTGGGAACCTTGGTTCCGTCCGGCAGCGTGATGTTCTTGCTATGTTCAGTACCAACCGTACCTTCGTTGATAGCGTCCATCACCACCTGCCGCTCTTGAGGGCTAAACCACTCAAGACCAAGCATGTAGCCCATGTGCCCAAGCCCTTCAGGTACAGACACACCCGCATATGGGTCTTCGGCGTAGTCTTCGCTCATCCATTCGTTTGAGCGTGAATCAAAATGCTCGTTGCGCAAAGCATCGTCAATTGTTTCGTACCCACGTTTGACCATCTCAGCCTGATGCGTGCGCCAATAGTCCTCACGCTCAGGATTGGCTTTCATCCAACGCCTGAAGTCCCGCTCGTACAGGTCAACCTGATGTTTCGCATCATCCGACATGCCTTCGTTTAGGTTCCCGACAATTGGAATCGTACGGGTGGGGTCCTTTGGGTCAGGCTTGTAGCCGTGGGTGACAGGGTGTTTTTCTCCCGCCAACTCAGCAAGCCAAGCCTGCTCCATTTCTTTCTCTTCTTGTGCGTGTCCACCTTTTCCAAGAACGAACTTTCGCAGACCCTCAACGAAAGCAGGCTTACCACTCACCGCGTGCTGACGCAGCAGCGGGTGATGCATGGGATGGAAGGGGAAGTTTTCGTTTTGGTAGGGCGCACCAACAGGTGCGTTGTACGTCGGCCAAAAGGCGTGTCCGTGTTTGTGGTCGCTTACCGATTGTAGTCCTTCGTACCACGGATGCAGGCTTGGCTCACCTACTGGGTCAAACCCAAGCAGGTATGCATCAGCACTTGCCCGCTTCTTGCCTTCAATGATGTTTTCAGCCTCGCGCTTAAGCAGCACGTAAGATGCATCACCGGATGGGGCTTTCTGCAACGAGTCCCATGCAATGATGTACTCAGCAGCGGCTTCTTCCAAATCAAGCCCGTCGCTCAGCGACTTAAGCAGGTTGACCGTCGCATGGTCGAACTGCTCGTAGGACACAAGACCACCCCTCAACGGAGCGGCTTGAACTTCGGACAGGCCATGAGGTCAATACCACCATGGGCGAGACAACCGGTGTCTTCAGTACCGCCGCACAGACCGCAGACCATGGGCGCACCCTGTTCAGCAGCCTCTCGCATTTCACTCGCGGGTGACTTCTTGACAGGGGAGCCACCCTGTGCATCCTCACGGTCAACACCGGTTCCCTCATGCGGGTTCATCCGGCTCCCAAGGGATTCAAGACTGACCTTGCTGCCGTCCTTGGCACGCTTGGGCTTGTGGTCCTCCGTCTCAATGGGACGGTCACGGGTGGAGTAGTACGCGGTGCGCGTCTGTCCGCCCGTCTCGGTCAGAAAGTGAGGGTTCACCTCGGTAATCTTCTCCTTCACCTGTTCGTCGGCCTTCTGCATAGAACCGCAACCGGCCTTCATGCATCCTCCCATCTTTGCCATCTTGCCGCCACATTTGGGGCAAGACTTGCACTCGCAAGGTTCCTTACCACAATCACACTTGGCCTTCTCCAAGGCATCAAGGCGGGCAGCCATGTCACGGGCCTTCGTCAGTACTTCGGATTCAACGGGTCGTGGCTTCATTCAGGTGCCCCCTTTGCTTGTTGTGCCATCTCGTGAATGTCTTCCCACGACATGTTGTGAAACTCTTCGTTCGTCTGCGGAATGGACGAAACCGGACCACCCTTGAGGATAGAGTTGCCCTCAATGTCCATACGGAGAGGGTCAGGCATCAGGTCGTCGGTGAACGGCGTGGACACCGGGACAAAACCGGCCTTACGAAACAGACCGGCGGGGGATGAAATCAGGCTCTTGAGTCGCTCATTCTCAGCCTTCAGGAGTGCAAGGTCGTTGTCCATGCTCTCCATCTTGGTGACAAGGACGGTCATCAGTTGCTCAGCCGATGATGCGTCACTCATTGGATTCAACCCCAACGACCGAAGGTACCCTGAGCGGGCGAAAGACGGGAACCACGGTGCCCGCTTGAAATGATACCGGGCAGGCGAGTACCCTCAAGGGTCACCGTCTCCGGCTCGGAAACGAACTTACGCACAGGCACACCACCCGCGAACAGGTCGTTCGGACCCTGCGCGTTCGGCAGAACGTCTTGGGACTTGGCAATCTCGGTGTTGAGGTCTTCAAGGAGGAAGTCGCTCAACTTGCTGACTTCGGACAAATGCTCCTTGGCAAGACTTCCATCACCACTCTCAAGAGCGGTCAGGAAGGCTCGCTGAGCCTGCTCCATTTTTCGGGCCATTGGGTGCATCTTCAAGAGGTCCATGAGATTCCCTCGCTTTGTGCAGTCGTGGGGCGGTTATCAAGGTTTAGGCACCGCGAGGCCTTCGGGCGTTCATCAGCGCGTTGCTGACGTTTTCTTGTAGGTTCGGCTGCGGACCGCGTTGCTGAACGCTGCTGACCGGTGCGCCACTACCAACGGTCGTCCTACGCTCAGGAGCAGCAGGCCCTCGATTGCGCAGACCAACACCCTGACCACCCGGCTGAGGCGGTGGCATTGGCATACCCGGAGGCATCCCTCCAACCATCGGTGGTCCACCTGCCATTTGCGGCGGCATACCACCGGGAGGCATACCACCGGGAGGCATACCACCGGGAGGCATACCCGGAGGTGCGCCACCGGGAGGCATACCCGGCATACCGGGTTGCGGTTGTGGCTTGCGGTACACGAAGCGAATGTCGCGGTTGGCCGGGTCTTCAAGCAGTTCCGGTTGGAAGCCCAACTGAGCCATGCGCTGAGCGACGTTGAGTTCCTGCTCGTCGCGGCGCAGACGAGTAATCTCGTCCTCTTCCTCGTTGGGGTACAAGGTGAGTTTCCAATCGCTGACGTTCATCTGCCTGAGCAGACGGGGGAACAAAACATCGGTGTACACCTTCTGACCGAACTCAACCGCACGGTTGGTGACGAGAATCTGCATGCCCTCGTTGTTCAAACCGCCTGACTTGCCGGTGTCCACCATGAAGATGCTTGAAACACCATAGAATGCGGCAATCCTGTTGCGAATCTCGTCACGAACCGGAATGTACTGCATTTCCTCCAAGGTGTCCATGAACTTGACCCAATTCACGCCACCCTTGCCGGTTTGCGATTCGATACCAACACGGGGAATGTAGTGGGGGTCACGCTCCATCTTCTCGTCAACGGACTTCCAAAATGACTTCATGGACTCAAGGTTGTCCGTAGTCACCGAGATGATACCCTTGGGCATCCGTCGCTTTTGGTAGGCCGTGTACATGTAATTGTCCATGGCCGTGAGTGTCATGGCTTGACGCCACATGGTGTTGACCGGGCTGCGTCCGTACAACTTTGACGGGGTGTACTTGCTGACGTGAATCACTTCACCCTCAACGAAGTACTGCGTCTTTCCGCTACCGGCCATATTGACGTAGTGAACGTCTTCAAGGTCACGACCGCACTTTTCACACACCTTGTCGTCAGCGTGTGTCTTCACTTCGTCACGATGAATGATGCAGACCTTGAATCGGCCACCGCGCACACCACGCTTGTCGGCCACAATGCGCATGAAGATGGGGTCACCACGAATCATTTCCTTGACGCGATAAAACGCAATCTCCTTGCTTTCAGGGTCAATGAAGTACTCCTTGACCAAGATGAGGAAAGCGTCGTCCACGATGTTGAGGTCATTCTCAACTTCATGGAGCAGATGAACAAACGATTGTTCCATCGAGTTCTCCTGACCGAGCAACCACTTGGGGTAGGTTAACTCATCAGGGTCAGGCTTGCGCACTTCACCACCGCATTGCTTGCAGGATTCCATTTCCTGTTGGTACTCTTCATCGCACACCGTACACTTGACTGTGAACTTCTTTTCCCAATAGTAACCGCGACGGAACATCTCCTGACGCAACTTGGAAAGAACGGTACGCAGAATGAGCGACTCGTTGCTGACCGCATAGAGAGCCGGAATGGTGATGCCCTGAGCCATCACGGGTTCCTGAATGCCGCTTGACCACAACGGCATGGTCGGCGTAGGAGACTCACGCGACTTGAACGGGCTACGAAGGCCTGACAGGAACCGAGAAATGCGTCCTTCTTCAGCCATCACAGACCCTCCGCGTAAGCACCGATGGTATCGGCATCAATTCCCCACTTATCAAGAAGCCCGTTGGCTTTCACCGTATGGTCCTTCCAATTTGAGAAGGTGACAAGTCGGTACAACTCCTGCTTTCGCATGGAATCATCCTCATCCACGTACGAGAGCATGGCTCTTGCTTGCGTGGTTTTGAGCATCATGTGGGGAAGGGTAGCCTTGAGGACACGGCGAATGTCGTCCTTGCGTGAAAAGATGAGTCGGTGTACGCTCTTCTTGGTATTGCGGGACACCTTTTGGTCCGTGACAAGACGACCGCACCCGGTGGCCTTGTGCAAGTCTTCGCACAGTTGTTTCCCTGAGTCACCGCTTGCAACGAAGGTCACACGTGGGTCACCGCGCTCGCTGATGAAGATGCTACCGTCAGAATCGAGTGAACCCGCCATGTACGCCCAAATGTCCTTGATGATGAACCCATCACGGCCCAAAAGAACGTAGTCACCACGTGATGTACTCTTGAAGATGTTCAACTCTTCACCGTACATCTTGAGCAACGCACCCATGCGCTGCGCCGTCATGTTGCGGTCCAACGTGTCTGAACCACGGCGGAGCAACTCTCGGCTGCTGAGGTGACCATGGGCTTGCAACTCTTCTGCTGCAAAGTACAGGGCATCCTGTTCTGCCTTGTTCAACGTGTCCACTTGGTGCAGTACGTTTCGCCACATTTTGCGAGCATCTTTCTGCAATTGCGTAGCGTCAACCCACGACTGTTGGTCGTCTTCGTCCCAATCCACTTTGTCGTTAAGCATTTGCAAAACGGTGTTGGCCTTGAGGAATTGATGGCACGCTTTCTGCAATGACACACTACGGCTTTCACCAAACTTACGCAACGCTTTGAGGCTACGGTCAGTCAGTCCCATTTGCTTAATGACGCTTTCCATTCCTTCAGCCCACGACAAGTTGTTGATGGTTGCTTCAACCTCCATGGCTTTCAGTTGGCGCACAAGCCCAATCGTTTCGTCGTATTCGTCACGGTTGTCTTTGTCATGCCGTCGCATCTTGCGGCACTCACGAATGATGGTGTCAGCATCCTTACCCCAATACGTCTCAAGCCATCCGTCACCGTTCTTTGGGAACTCTCGTTTTCGCAGGTCTTCTTTGAGGAAAACCGTTGACGTAGTTTGCATGGGTACGTCTTGCGGTGAAAAGAAGGGATGCTGAGCAATGGAGTTCATCACCATCTTGGTGAAAGGGTCGTCACTCACAAGGGGCACGTCGTACACGTCACCCACCAATGCGCTCCCCCACATAATGACCACTCACTTGACCATTGGTTAAAAACCCCACTCAGCGAACGGGTAAATCAAGGAGTCAGCCATCCACCGAACCCTCCTTTCTCTTCCTGACGACCACCACTAAGCCAA